TGCTGCGAGCCGGAGCGTTGCCGCCGATCCCGGAAATCCTTCAGGGCCAGCAGATCCGCTTCGAGTACGAAAGCCCGGTCAAGAAAATCCGCCAGCAGATCGAAGCCGCCGGCGCCCGCATGTGGGTCCAGGAACGCTTGGAACTGGCCAAGGCGACGCAAGACGAGTCGCACCTCGATCTGGTGGACTTCGACGCCTTCGGCCGCGTGACCGCGGAAGCGGCCGGCGTGCCGCAGAAGATTGTCGTCGGCGCCGAGAAGGTCGCGGCCAAGCGCCAGGCCCGGCTCAAGGCCCAGCAGGAGGCAGCCCAAGCCGCGCAGGCCCAGCAGGCCGTCGAGATTGCCGCCCAGGCCGGGAAAATCCCCGGCGTCCAGCAGGCCATCGAAGGTGCGGCGTGAGGGTGGAATTTTCCGAGCGCGCCGACGGTCAATTCGCGGTCTGGCGCTTTGAGCCGGATGAGGATCGGGCAAGCCCCTGGGTCTGCATTGATGTGGTCAAGACCGTGATGGCGGCGCTGGCGCGCCTGCGGTCCGAAAAGTCCAACGAACCGAACTGAGGTTAGACCATGAGCATGGGCGAAGCAGAGTGGCGCGAGCGGGCGCAAACAGCAGAGGCCAGGGTGAAAACCCTGAAGGACCAATACGAGCCGGCCTTGGAGCGCGTCAAAGCCTTCAAGGCCAATTTCGGCGTCCGCGAGAAGTCCGACGGCTCGATCGTCATCGACTACGAAAAGCTGGTGGCGGCGCTGGGCGTCGAGGGCTCGCTCGAGCTGCGCGCCACCATCGACGCCGTGCACGGCATCTCCGGCCAGCCCGGCGAGAAGCCCAAGGTGCGGGTCAAGGCCGCATGAGCGAGCCGACCGAAGACACCGCTGCCGATGCCGACGTTGCCGACGCCATCCTGTCGCTCGCAGGCCAGCGCGGCCCCTATACGGCGCAGGACCGCTACCGCGATTTCGTCAAGGTCTTCCGCTCCAGCCCCGAGGGCGAGCGGGTGCTGCGCGAACTGCTTTCCTGGGGGCATCTGCTCCGCCCCTCAATCCAGGGCCGGCCGATCGATCCGCTCCTGATGGCCATCATGGAAGGCGAGCGCAACTTCGCGCTCCGCGTCCTCGCGACGGTCACCAAGGAGCCGGCGGCGCGGCCCGAACATGCGACGACCGAAAGGACTGACCGATGAAGCTGAAGTTTCTGGACGGCGACTATTTCATGCGCCGCTATGGCCTGTTCGCCGAAGGCGATGCCGGCGCGGATGCGGGCGCGGCCGGGGCGGGCGCGGGCGCTGACGCTGGTAAGGCGGGTGACGCCGGCGCGGCCGGTGATGCCGGCAAGGCCGCGGCGGACGCCGGTGCTGCAGCCGGAGCCGACGCGGGCAAGGGTGCCGATGCCGGTAAGGCCGGCGATGCGCCCGATTGGCGGACCTCGGTTCAAGACGAAAAGCTGCGCGAACACGCCAAGCGCTTCTCCTCGCTCGACGACTTGGTGAAGGCCAACCTGGATTCCCGCCAGAAGCTTTCCGCCGCCATCATCCCGCCGGGCAAGGACGCCAAGCCGGAAGAGATCACCGCCTACCGCAAGCAGATCGGCGTTCCCGACAAGCCCGAGGAATACGTTTACGACGACGACAAAGACTTCAAGCCGTCCGAGGCCGACATCGCCATGCGGACGCGCTTCTCCAAGGTCTTCCATGACCGGAACGTCCCGGCCGAGACCGCCAAGGCGCTCAGCGCCGAGTTCAAGGCGGTAATCGCCGAGCAGCAGCAGGCCATGGTCGATGCGGACGCCGCCTTCGCCAAGGAGACCGAGACCGTCCTCCGCAAGGAATGGGGCTCCGAGTACGACACCAACAAGGCCATCGCCAACCGCGCCGCCAAGGACCTGTTCGGCGAGGACTTCGACGCCGCCCGCCAGATGACCGACAAGGGCGACCGCTTCCTGCTCGACAATCCGCTCTTCCTCAAGGTCTTCGCCAAGCTCGGCCGCGAGATGGGCGAGGGCCGGATCGGCGCCGTCATCACGGACGGCGAGCGCGGAAGCATGGAAAAGCAGATCGATCAGCTGCGCGCCGACATCAAGACCGCTCAGGACAAGGGCGACAACCGCAAGGCCAACGATCTCTACACCCAGGAGCAGGCGTTGCTTGCCAAGCTCAAGGGCAGCCAAGCCATCGTCGGCGCTCAAGGCCGCGCCGCTTAAATCACCGCGTACCCGGGCCGGTTCATTTCGGCCGGCCCGGGGCTACCTCATTCGTTCGGCAATTTACGGCGGCTTCCCGCTCTGGCGGCCCCGCCCAAGCCATTCACAGCACACCGAGGCCCCATAGAGGACTGACGCGGCCCCCGTAAGGGCTTCCCGCGCCTGACCGCTTTGGCTTCCCGACGGAGTGCCTGTTCACCCAACCACTAGGGAACAGGTATCCCCATGAGCACGTCCATCGATACTGCCTTCATCACCTCCTACGAGGCGAAGGTCCACGAAGTTTTCCAGCGTAAGGGCAGCTACCTCAAGGAAGCCGTCCGCATGAAGACCGACGTCGTCGGCTCCACCGCCATCTTCCAGAAGATCGGCAAGGGCGTCGCGACGACTAAGGCCCGTCACGGCACCATCACGCCGATGAACCAGACCCATACGGCGCCGTCCTGCACCCTCGCGGACTTCTACGCCGGCGATTGGGTTGATCGCCTCGACGAAGCCAAGACCAACATCAACGAGCGCGACGTCATCGCCTCGGGTGGCGCCATGGCCCTCGGCCGCAAGGTCGATGACCAGATCACCACCGTCCTCGACACCACCACCCAGACGGTCGTCACCCTGACCGTGACCTCGAAGGCGGCCATCTTGGCGACCGCCATCCAGTTCGCGGAAGCCGCCTGGGCCAACGACGTGCCGAACGACGGCGAAGTCTATTGCGTCGTCACGGCCCGCTATTGGTCCCAGCTGATGCTGCTCGACCAGTTCAGCAAGGTCGAGTTCGTCACCGCCTCCGGCATGTCCTTCTCGTCCGGCCCGTCGGTCGGCATGGGCCGCTGGAAGGACTGGAACGGCATCAAGTGGAAGATGCAGACCGGCTTGCCCGGCGCTGGCACCTCCACGGCCAAGTGCTTCATCTGGCACAAGTCGGCCATCGGCTATGCGGTGGCGAAGTCCGCCGGCAACATCGCGGGTCAGGAATCGGTCGCGGCCGATATCACCTGGCACGGCGACCGCGCCGCTCACTTTGTCAACCACATGATGAGCGGCCAGGCTTGCATGATCGACGACACCGGCGTCATCGAGGGCAACCTCAACGACACCACGGCGATCGCCACCTCCTAAGCCGCCTGACGGGCCGGGGCCTTTGGGCCTCGGCCTCGTCCGCCGGCGCGTATCGTTTCAAAACTTCGAACATAGGAGGCCATAGATGGCTTTCGATCCCAAGCAGCTGGCGCTCATCTCGAGCGTCAATGGCTACGGCCACTACCGCTACGACACCACCGACGCCCTGACGGACGTCGATGGCGAGGGCTACATCAACAACAGCGATGACGCGGTCAACCTCCAGAAGGGCGACATCATCGATGTCGTCGTCTGGGGCACCGCGCTGCGCACGGGCACGATCAACGACGTCGGCCGCCTCATCGTCATGGTGGTGCGCGCCAACAACGACGTGAACCTGTCCACCGATCTGACGTCGTGGGCCAATACGTACGGTGACTAATGCCTGAAGCGAAGGGCGGGGCCTCGTCGGTCCCGCCCTTTCCCTTTCGCTACAGCGGGCCCGTTCTGGTTTGTGGCAGCGCGGCTTGCCTGCCGGATGACATCGCGGCGGCTCGCTCGATCTATGCAGACGCCCCGGCCATCGCGGTCAACGCGGCGGCGGAGGCGGTCAAGGCCCTCATGCTGTTCTCGCTTCATCCGGCGCAAATCCCGGTATGGGCGGGCCGGCAGAGACGCCGCTTTGGCGACAACTTCACGACCCATTCGGCCCGGACCGTCTTCAAGACCGACAAGCTCGGCCGGCCGGCGGCAAGGCCCGACTACCAATGGAATTTCGACGGCGGCAAGGGCACGTCCTCCTGGGGCGCCAGGCGTCTCGCCAAAGTCCTGGGCTTTTCGCCGGTCGTCTTGTGCGGCGTCCCGCTTGAGCCGGCCCCCTATGTGACCGGCCTTCGGGCCAGAAGCTTCGACATGGCCGAGACGGTCGCGGTCTATCGGCAGTTCATCGCCGACGATATCGAGCATCACGGCGATGTGTTTTCCATGTCGGGCTGGACCCGAGAGTTCTTCGGGGCCCCATGAGCAACGTCCTCTACGCCGATCTTGGCAGGGTGCCGGCGACTTACGACTTCATATCGTTCCTGTGCGGCTACGCCCGCGACTACGACGAGCCGACCGATCTTGTTCTGGTCGAGGGTGAGGCCGACGGCTTTCGCCCGGACGATCTGTGGCCGCGCGGCAGAGAAGCCAGGAAGGCCATGCTGGACCGCGTCGTGATCCCGATGGCCTGGATGCTGCCGCAGGTCTGCAGCGTCACGATCAGCCCGCCCCGATCTGCGCCACGGCCAAGGTGGGGCGCTGCCGTGCTGATCTCGGCGTTCAAGCGCGGCGCGCGACCGTTGCGGTCTCGGCTGCCCGTTGAGGCAAGGAAGCCTTACGTCACCATCACCTTGCGCGAAGCCGAGCATTGGCCGGGGCGCAATTCGAACCTGCCGGAATGGCTTAGGGCGGCCGACGAGATCGAGGCGCTGGGTTTCGAGCCGATCTTCATCCGCGATACCTGCCGGGCCGACGAGCCGCTTGAGCGCTCCGACCGTCTTGCGGCGCTATCGCTTGAACGTCGGGCGCAGCTCTACGCCGGCGCGGCCCTCAATCTCGGGGTCAATAACGGCCCGATCTGGCTCGCCTGCGCGATGGACACGCCGGTCATTGTCGTCAAGCCGACGGCCGACGCGCCGAAATCGGCAACAGCGGCTTTCCTGGCGCGGTCGGGCATGACGCCGGGCCAGCCGCACCCATGGGGCGCAGAACACCAAACCGTGATCTGGGCCGAAGACCGCGCCGAGATCATCACCGCCGCCGTCCGGCGGCATTTGCAACGCTGAAAGGACCGACCGATGGCCTTCCAAGTTTTCCCCCAGGAATTCCATGTCCTGGCCGACCGCTATGTGATCCGCACCCGCGTGCCCGTCGCCGATCTGACCGACGAGATGCTGCTCCTGCGGGTCCGCAACGCCAACCTCGCGGCCGGCGATTGCGTGACCGTCCAGTGCATGAGCCACGAATACGACCAGCTTCTGCACGAGGCCGAATATCGCGTCGTCTCGCGCAAGGACGCGCTGCGGGTCCAGCAGGTCTCCGATCACGAGACCCGCCAGATCAACGACGTCTCGTTCCTGATCTGCCGCAAGGGCGCCTGGTGGGCGTCGCCGCTGGTCAAGGATGAACAGCAGGCGCCTGCGTCCGACGCAGCCGCCCCGATCATCAAGTGGAACGCCGGCAAGCAGGCCCATGAGGTGATCGGCCCCGATGGGACTGTCCTGCGGGCGTTCAAGAAGGACGATGGCGGCAAGGCGGCGGCCGAAGCCTTCCTGGCGAGCACTGGCTCCGCCACCCCGAAAGCCGCCTAAAGGAATCCCCGGATGGCAACCGAAGTCGGCATCGCCAACGCTGCGCTCCGCCGGCTTGGGGCGACGCGCATCGCCTCCTTCACCGATGGCAGCAAGTCGGCGAACTGCGTCCTCGATTTCTACGAGGAGACGCGCGACGAGTTGCTTCGGAGCCATCCCTGGAACTTTGCCCGTTCGCGCCAGAAGCTCGCCCAGCTGGCGACCGCGCCGGCCTTCGGCTTCGATTACGCCTATGGGCTGCCGTCCGATTGGATGCGGACCGTTGCCGTCCACGACAACGACGCCGGCGAGGGCACCATCGAATATAGCGAGGAGATCCAGGGCGGGCAGGGCGTCATCCTCGCCTCGTCGTCCGCGGTCTATCTCAGCTATGTCGCCCTCATCTCTGACCCGAACCGGATGCCGGCCGACTTCCGCAAGGCACTGTCCAGGCTGCTGGCGACCGCCATGGCGATCGATTTGACGAAATCGAACACCATCCGGTCCGAGTGCGACGACGAGGCCAAGAGCCTGGTCCGCAGGGCTAAATCGACGGACGCCCAGGGGAGTTCTCCGGTGCGGCGCCCGCAGGGCTCCTGGGCCGCTGTCCGCGGCGGGCGCCGCCGGGCATGACGCGCGCCAATCCGCTCCTGGCATCTTCGAACGCCGGCGAGCTCAGCCCGCGGCTTCACGCCCGGACGGATTTCTCCAAATATCCGAACGGCCTGGAGACGAGCCTCAACCTGATCCTGTTGGCGGAGGGCGGGGCGATGCGCCGGCCCGGCAGCCGCTTCGTCGTCGAGGTCAAGGATTCGTCGAAGAAAAGCCGCCTGCGCCGCTTCCGCTATTCGACCGAGCAAGCCTATGTGATCGAACTGGCCGACCGGGCCATGCGGTTCTGCCGCAACCAGGGCCAGATCACGGCCGCCAATATCACAGGCTCGATCACCAACGGGACTTTCCCGACCGACCTGTCCAACTGGACCGACAAGGACACCGGCGGCACGGCAGCCTCGACCTGGAACACGGCCGGCTACATGCAATTGCTCGGCGACGGCACGAATTATGCCTGGCGCCAGCAGACGGTCAGCAGCATCACCAACGGCGCCGTTTATAGCCTGAAATTCCGCGTCATTGGCGCGCCCGGCGACGAGGTGACCCTCCAGGTCGGGACCAGCGACGGCGGCTTTGAGACCGTGAACCGCGCCTTTAAGACCGGCTATCACTGTTTCAGTTTCACGGCCGCCGCGACCACCATCTATGTCGGGTTTCGCAGCCAGGTCGGCAAGGCGCTCGGCATCGACGACGTTGCCTTCATCGACAACTCGGCCATCGAAGTCGATACCCCCTACCCGGAAGCCGACCTCTACCGGATCGAGGGGCCGCAATCGGCCAACGTCCTCTACCTGTATCATCCGTCCTATCCGACCCATAAGCTTGAGCGCTACGGCCATACGTCCTGGTCGCTGATCCAGGTGGCCTGGCAGGACGGCCCTTGGCTGGATGAGAACGCCACCTCGACCACCTTGACCTTCAGCGCCGCCACGGGGCTGGGCGTCACCGTGACGGCTTCGGCGGTCACCGGCATCAACGATAATGAAGGCTTTAAGACCACAGACGTCGGGCGCCTGATCCGGCTCAGCGACGGCACGGTCAATTGGGGCTGGGCGATCATCACGGCCTGGACCTCGACCACCGTCGTCACCGCCGACGTCAAGCGCAGCGTCGTCGTCACCACGGCTGAAACCAAATGGCGGCTCGGAGCATGGTCCGGCACGACTGGCTATCCGAGCTGCGCCGCCTTCTTCGAACAGCGACTTTTCACCGCCAACACGACCAACCAGCCGCAGACCCTCTGGGCCTCCAATACCGGCGACTTCGAAGTCATGTCGCCTGATAGCGCCAACTCGTCGGGCGTCTGGGGCGGCACGGTCGAGGATGACGACGGGCTCGACTACACGATCTCGGGCGATGAAGTGCAATCGATCATCTGGCTCTCGCCGGGCGAGGACACGCTGGCGATCGGCACCGCGTCGGGCGAATGGACGCCGAGCTCGACGGGCGCGGTCCTGACCCCGACCGATATCGCGATCCGCCAGCAGACCACGCACGGCTCCAAGCCGGTTCGGCCGGTTCGGGTCGGCAACATCGTCCTGTTCCTTCACCGGGCTGGCCGCAAGCTGCTGGAGTTCGGGTTCGCCTATGAGATCGACGGCTTCCGGGCCGCGAACATGACGCGCCTGGCCGAGCACATCACCAAGGGCGGCGTCGTCGGCATGGCTTTTGCGGAAGAGCCGAACAGCCTCGTCCATGCGGTCCGAGCCGATGGCGTCGCGATGTCGATGACCTATCGGCGCGATGAGGATGTGGTCGGCTGGGGCCGGCATATCCTCGGCGGGGCCTTCGGCTCCGGCCATGCTGTCGTCGAGTGCGTCGAGACGATCCCGGGCACCGATGGCGCCGGCCAGGTCGAAAGCTCGGAAGACCGCGACGAGGTTTGGCTACAGGTCAAGCGCACCATCAACGGCCAGACCAAGCGCTATATCGAAGTGTTTGAGAAGGACTTCGAGGGGCCGATCAAGGGCGACTACGCGACCGAAGCCTTGTGGCGCGCCGCCATGCTGGCAGCGCAGAAACACGCCTACTACGCCGACAGCCTCATCACCTACAACGGCTCGGCCACCGATACGATCACGGGCCTAAGCCATCTGGAAGGCCAGACCGTCAAGGTGCTGGCCGACGGCGCCGTCCATCCCGATTGCGTCGTCTCCTCCGGCCAAATCACTTTGGAGGCCGAAGCGTCTGTCGTCCAGATCGGGCTCGGCTACACCCATCGGGGCAAGACGCTCAAGATCGAGGCGGGGGCCGTGGCGGGAACGGCGGTCGGCAAGGTCAAGGTTATCAACGCCATGACCTTCGTTCTGCACAACAGCCTGACAATTTCGTTCAGCGATGCGCTTGGCGATCTATACCAAACCGAATTTCGTGAAGTCGCCGACGCCATGGACAGCGCCGCGCCGCTCTTCAGCGGAGAGGTCCGCTACGAGCTCGAAAGCGGCTGGAAGGAAGACCCGCGCATTCAGTACGAAAGCGACGATCCCGTGCCCTTCACCCTTCTGGCGATTGCGCCGGAAATTGTCACGCAGGACGTGACGTGATGCTGATCCGCCAAGCCGACCCGCTTGCCGATCTCGAAAATATCCTTCTGGTGGCCGATGGCTTCGCCCGCTTGGCGAACCGGCCGGACTTGTTCCCGGCGCCGGGCAGCGAGCAGATGATCGGCCTGGTCGAAAAGCTGATGGCGATCCCCGGTTATGCGGTGCTGCTCGCCGAACATGACGGCCAGGTTTGCGGCGGCATCGGCTTTTGGATCGGCCCCTACCTGATGAGCGTCGATAAGATCGAAGTGCAAGAGCATTTCTGGTGGGCGGCTGAAGATGCGCCGCCGCGCGCCGCCATGCTGCTGCTGCGGGAAGCCATGCGGCGCGCCGATGAAGCCGGGGCCTCAGTCCGGACCATGCACCGCCTGCTGACCAGCCCCGACGGGGTCGACGCCGCCTATCGACGTTTCGGGCTCACGCCCATCCAGGTCACCTACATAGGCGTCAAATAAAATGTCAATGGCATCTTCCTTCGCTATTGCGGCTTCGGTCCTCGCCGCTGCCGGCACCGTTTATTCTGGCGTCCAGGCCAATCAGCAAGCCAAGAGCCAGGCTGCCGTCATGCGCCAGCAGGCGGAGCGCGAGCGCTTGCAGGCCGCGGCCGACTCGGAGCAATTCCGCGATTCCCAGCAGCGCTTGATGGCGAAGCGCCGCGCCATCATGGGGGCCTCTGGCATCGATGCCACGAGCGGTTCGTCTCTGTTGGCGTCGGAAGACTTCGCCGGCGAGGCCGAATTGGAAGCGCTGAAAATCCGCAACGGCGGTGATGTCCGGGCTACCCGCCTCGATCAGCAGGCTGGGCTCACCGCCGCGAAAGGCAAAGCAGACATGACAGGCAGTATCTTCCGCGGCGGCTCTCTGTTGATGGACGCCGGCGACAAGGCTTGGGGGGGGTAAGACATGGCCGTAACGCTTCCGTCTCCTTCGCGCAACGAAGCCGGCCCCGGCCGTCAAAGGGGCTTGCGCCAGCCGACCGTCGAGGATGTGCCCAATGTCGCCGGCACCCGTGATCCCGGCCTCGTCGTCCCGCGCGGCGGCATGGATCTGGGCTTGGCCCTCACCGAAGTCGCCAAGACCATTG